AAGGTTGATACCAAATGTAAAAGGTGGCCCAATAAACTGCATCGCGTAGATAGCAACATCTGTAAATACAAGGATTTGCTGCCTTGTTTCTACGGCTTGTACAATCTTTGAACCAGAGTCAATCCGCAGATCACCCGCTGTGTTTGTAGTAGTAGGATACCAATCAATAGGATTTTCTTGGCTGGAGAACCTGATCAGCATTGGGTCTTGAGTCTCATCACCTTTTGGAGCAGACGAACTTCCCCCTAAACCATCCGCACCAAAAGCAATCACATGCCTGTCACGATCTGATAAAAGTATTTGCGCTGCTTTCTGGGGCACAGATGTTGGCGTTCCTGTCAACGTAGAAAGCTCTATACCTCTTGTGGTCACACCGTTTGTCTTATCCCAATAGAACACCTGACCGTTGCGCTCGTTAAATATAAGATCTTCGCCAAAGTTATCGTGCGACCAGATACGCAAGTTAGATGCGGCGGTCTGTGTACCTGTGGCGGGTGCCTCTCCCCAACCATTAAAGTTATCTGCACTATCAGTGTTGCCAAAGGTAAGGAATATGTTTGCACCGTTGGAGTGTGTGGCAGCACTACTGCCATTTGTTCCGCGAGTAACTGTCAACGTATCCGTAGCGACTGACCCCACTGTCATAAGTTCACTGCCCACCAAAACAACATCGTTGGTTGCAAAGTTTGAACCTTGGCTTGACGCTACGTCTACCCCTGTCTCAGATGCATCTAGATCCTCTGCTATAGTGGTTTGGAAGGCATTGTTGTTCGTACCGCCCCAAAGTCCAGCGCCCCAACCCGCGCCCTCAACAGAAGAGTTAAGACCTGTACCTATTTGATAGGTTCCGACCACACTGCTACCGCCATTACCTGTGTCGCTGCTATTTGCGTTTACACCTGTAGCGTTAAGGCCACCTGTAACTGTGATACTAGAGATAGTGCTAACAGTACGAGCAGATATCTTGTACTCATTGCCATTTACGACTTCTGTAATTTGATACTCTTGGTTCAGTATCGCTGCTGTTATGTTGCCACCTAACGAAACTGCCCCAGAAAAAGTTACAAAGTCATTAACAACACAGCCGTGGTTCACATCCGTAATCGTGATCACAGGAGAGCCGTTTGTGGCAGCAAAAGTAACATCGCCCGCAGATGTGGTTGATCTGATAGGCGTAATGTCGTTATACGCTGTACCTTGCTTAATGTAATACTTTTGCTCTGTTCCTACACCTAGAAACCTTTCTCCGTTGAGAGCGACCCACTCATGCAGCCCACGGCACAGCCCAAGAAAGGCATTGCCTGAGTTCTTTTCCCAGCCGTTTAACTTTTCTGGATATCCAAATCTAAAGCGCACCTTATCACAATCAACCCAACCGTTCTCCTCAGAGTACGGGGTAATCTCTTTGTTTATTCCAGCTTTAAATCTTAGGTCTGTATAAGCCATTAGCTAATTGTTCCATTGGCGTTTACGTCACCCGTGACAGTTAAGTTGCCACTAGAATCAATTCTCATTTTATTAACGCCGTTATAGGCAAAAGTAAGGTTGGTTCCGCTTGCAGTGGCTGTCCAGTTCTGGGTTCCTCCGGAAACAGTTACCCCCGGAATAGTTACAGTGCCTGTAAAAGTGGGTGAAGCGATTGGAGCTTTTGCATTTAACTGCGTCTGGATAGCAGACGTTACACCGTCAACATAATTAAGTTCTGCCGTAGTCGCTGTAACGCCATCCATAATGTTAAGCTCTGCCGTAGAAGCTGTTACACCGTCCATGATGTTCAACTCAGCCGTGCTTGCTGTTACACCATCCATAATGTTGAGTTCCGCTGTAGAAGCAGTAAGTCCGTCTAGGATATTGAGTTCAGTCGTCGTTACACCAGATACTGCAACCTTTCCGCTTGCATTAGATATAACTGCCCTACTCGCTGTAAGATCAGTGTCATCAATCGTAGTGGCCGCACCTGTTATAGTTGCCTGTTTGCTATCAATTTGTGTCTGGATAGCAGAGGTTACGCCATCGACATAATTAAGCTCCGCCGTTGTGGCAGTAAGTCCATCTAGGATATCAAGCTCAGTTGTCGTTACGCCTGATACTGCAATATCTCCACCAGAGTCCGATATTAAGGCACGGCTTGCTGTTAGATCTGACATGCGAACCACAGCCTTGCCACCCATGCCTGAGTGATTGGAGCAATAGTAGTACAACACCGCAGGAGCATCTTGTTCTAGCTTTACTTGCGTGTAAGCACCCGCACTTCCCGGCGTTCCCGCTGTTGTAACCCCTGTTGTAAACGGAGCATTAGGTGAGTTGTTATCATTGGTTGAAAACCGCAACGGATGGCTACTATTAGAAGCATCTGATTGATCAAATCTGTATGTGACAGAAGGCTTTAACTCCACCGTCTGTTGTAAAGATCCATCAATATAGTATCTATTCCCTGAACCGGGATTTGCCACTGTTACAATTACAGTCCCAAGAGGTTGCTTTGCGTCAATCTGGGTTTGGATTGCAGAGGTAACACCGTCCACATAATTCAACTCCGCAGCCGTAGCGGTGATGGATGTGCCAGCTATTTGTAGCGTTGTGGCGTTTACTTCGCCAGATGATCCGTAGATTACAGCTTTACTGTTAGCGATAGTGCCCGCTGCTGAACCGTCCAGCAAGTTTAATTCTGCACCAGATGTAGTAACGCTAGTAGCACCAACATTAAATGGGCTAGATAAATCCGTTACGTTCTGCACCGCAGCGGTAAAATCCGTAACTGCCGCACCAGATCCTGCACCATCTGCAAGAACAATGGCTCCTTTGCCTACCTCAAGAGTAACATTTCCACCAGACCCCTGCGTTATAATCAACGCTTGGTTTGTAGAGTTCAACAACATATAGATTCTGGCTTTATCGTTTTGAGCCAAAGTAATCGTACATGTCCCGCCGGGAGTGCCCGTAAACTTTATAGCTTTATAATGACCATTTTCCGCAGAGGAAGGCTGGGCAGACAGAGTTAAGGTATATGTTGTTGAACTAAGAGCGATAGACTCAAAGCCATTAGCTGCACGATCAAGGATTTGCAGATTGACGTTAGTACTAGAACCCCACGTTCCAGCCTCATCACCTGTGGTTATTAGTTTAACGCCGTTTGCGTCTGTATATGTAGCCATCTGAGCGCCTATCTAAAAAGTTCAATTGCACTTAATATACTTTTTATTCCGTTTTTAAGCAACAAGTGTCCATTGTGGATCTTGTGCGGGTGTAACTGTAGCCCAATTTGGGTCTTGATCGGGTAGTATTAAACCGTAAACAGCAGCGCCCCCAATGAATACGGTTATTGAAACTCCCTCTACGGCCTCTCCTAACTTCATTGTGACATCCTGTCCAGCGACACTGAACTGCCCGACATCTAAAGCTTCTGTGAATTTAGCGTTTGCATTGAAGCCTGTTAAGGAAAATGATCCTGCATCCAAAGCTAATTTAAACGCAAAACCTAGTTCGACATTTTGCCCAGTGAGAGCAAAGCTTCCTGCATTCGCAAAAATAACTTTATCTACTTTGAAAGTGGCCGCTTGACCTGTAAGAGCTATAGACCCTTGGTCTAACGCAACACTACCCTCGAACCTTGTAGTAAGGTCTTGCCCTGTAACTGCAAAGCTGCCCGCTTCAAGATTAGCGGTCTTCTTAAAGTTTATCGCCTGACCCGTAAGCGCAAATGAACCGTGGTCCATTGCTTCGCTTACTTTTTTGGTTGCTGTAAATCCTGTAAGCGCAAAGCTACCAGCCTCTGCATTCATAGATTTCTGGAAGTTTAAGTTTTGCCCGTTTGCAGCAAAGCTTCCATGCGCCAACTCTTCACGCATTGCAATCGGTGTATTTACCGTCTGCCCTGTGACCGCAAAGGATCCCCTGTCGGGCTGTTCCCGCAAGGCAATTACAGTTCCCGTATCTTGACCCGTCAGTGCAAAGGAGCCAAAGCCCAGAACTCTTGATACCTTGGTGTCCACATTCTGCATTGTAAGCGCAAAGGAACCCTGACCCAGTATGGCACTTACCTGCACACCAAAAGCTATTGCCTGACCAGAAGCTGCAAAACTACCTTGATCCGCAGTCAGTCGCATTGCTTTTTTAAGGTCAGATGTTTGCCCTGTTAGGTTAAAGCCACCAGTTTCAAAGATTTCACCTACAAGACCAGACGCTGCCTGACCTGTTACAGCAAAGCTGCCCTGATCTAAGATTGCACTTACATCTAGTGCGGGAGAGAATGCTTGACCTGTAAGAGCAAAAGATCCTGTTTCTCCACCACCGGGAAGGCCAAAGCCTAAATCAAATGTTACATTCTGCCCTGTTGCGGAGAAGCTGCCGTGATCCAGAACCTCATTAAGTCCAATCCCAACATTTTGCCCAGTTACAGAGAAAGATCCTGCATCCAAGGTTACACGATTAGTAACATCAATGTTTATTGTCTGACCCGTTGTAGCAAAGCTACCCGTCCCAAAGCCATCACTGAGGGCTATTGTAGTTCCAACCGCCTGTCCTGTTGCTGCAAAAGATCCATGATCTAGGCTAACAATAATAATCTCATGTCCAGAAGACGCGAGTGCAGAACCTGCTATGGGGCTGTAACCTAACATAGCAAGAAACTAACATTGTTTTTAGTTTGAGTCACCCTCATATCGACAGGTCCACATGGTCAAGCTATACTTCTTTCCCCCACGCAAAGGCAGAACCTTATGTCCATGTGTTACCATAGACGGAAACAAAATGCACTGTCCAACTTTTACATTCTTGTTTGTAAACTCTTGCCTAGGAAAAACAAGCTCCGCACCAGCGTAATTATCATTAAGCTTTACGCTGCCCGTGAACAACGATGCGTCTGTATGCAGCCCTAGTTCTGTCTGTGTTTCCATAGAATAACGCATAGTAAACGCATCTCGCAATCCAAGGTACGCTTCTGGGTGCCAATGCCTCTCGCATATTTTACTGAGTTTATCGGCCCATTGTTCTGATATCTCGTCCCATAAGCCTAATTCTTTGAGCCTTATCTCTTGCGCTGGGAATTTATCCCCATCAAGCTCACCCCACCGACCAAGACTTTCTGATGCTTCAATGTATCGCTGGCACTGAGCCTCTGACATAAAGTCCGTCACCAGTATTTCTGATGCAACCTCTTCGTACTCAAGATCCTTATGGTACTCTGGAGATAATACCTCTGCCTCTTCTACATACCCAAATTTATCTGCAAGATTTTTAAATCTTACCTTTGCGTCATCTCCACCGTTGCCGTGGTAGATACATGGGCAGCACATGCCGTTTGCTAGTTGACCGTTGATAACCTCAATGTCGTCATCGCATTGAAAGATGTAACCCTCATAATCTAATTTAACGCTAGGAACTTCCTTATTAAGAAACCGTGAATGTGCCCAAAGTTGATCATCCGATTCGTGTGCAACAGACTCGTTGAAAAAGTTTTTAAGAGCGCCAACTCTTCCCATATACAAGCCACTATTTAAATATCTATAAGGAGTGACTGATGGTGGAAAATTGTTGGATATATCAGATACGGGCCAACATTCCTTCTCTGCCGCAAAAAGTATATCGCAATCAAAACCTTTAAACCTATCTAATATAACATCTTGGGTTTCATTAATTAGACAATCATAGCCATCCATAAACAGCACTACATCCCCATCGTGCAGAGATTCAAGATGGTTGCGTACAAGATTAATCTTTTGCCCCCCGCCTTGGGCTTCCATCGTGCCCCCCATCCATTTTACATTACGTCCCAGATTTAAGTACGTTATCCCGTGCGCTTTTGCAGATTGCTCTAAAGCCCACATTTTACTTTGATCTGTTCCAACGGTTAGTACATGTACCTGCATTAATTCCCCCTCAATCGTGCTTGGTCTAACTTCTCTAGGTATCTGCTTAACCACCTCTGGTGTAAAGAAAAAGTTCGATTGAACTTTTAGCTTGGCAGGCACCCACTCATCTACAGGGATGATAGCATCCTTGTAGCCTTCTATCAATCTCTTGGCGGTTTCTGGTCTAATAGCGTAAGCATGACAATTATACCAATAGCCAAGAGTATTAAGACGGTATCCCAACCAAACGCTGTCATGCTCCTTCAATAGGGTGTCTATCGCACTGGGGTCAATGCTATCGTAAACTGCATCTTCTTCAAGGATTATTCCATTGCGATTAGATGCCGCTATCTTTTCCCAAACCTTGAGGTGGCTAACAGCGCAACCAAACTCTGTAACTAACAGAGGCCTGTTAAGTATTGGATCACGCCACTGTGTATCTCGAACATAGCCCGTCTCTTTCTCTACAGTACTCCAGTCTTTTCCCCGCGCATCATAAGCAGACCCATGCAAAGAAATTTGATATACTAGCGCCACCTTGGACCTTCAAACCAAGAAACAAGACTTTTTCTTGTACCTTTAGTCACAGGTTCAACTCTATGTTTAAGGTAGCTTGGAAAAACTAATACGGTTCCTTTTGCGCGAGACTTTAAATCTGGAGAAGGGCATTCCCCAAACATAAAATTACCCCCTAGATATTCTGACGGGTCAGATAGCTGAACAGTTACACTTAACTTTCTATCTCTGGGGGTATCGCCATCCCAGTTTACATCTATATGCCAATCGTAGTGACCACCCTTTGCAGCATGATACTCTGTATATTGAATATCACAAATTTTTTCTACATCACAATAAAAGGCATTTTCGTTTGCTGTTTTGACATATTTCCACAATATGTCTTTAACATCGTTGTTACCAGAAATCCATGCAACCTGACTGGATCTTACAGTTTCATCAGAATTACAAAAAGTTGTGGCTGGAGTGGTTTGGAGGCTATTAACTGCCCCTAAAACCACATTCAACTCATCTCCAGATAAGCCTCCCGACCACATCTGCCAATTTTGTCTAACCATGAATTTATACCCCCATTAATTTATTTATTCTGGTTTAGTCGGCCAAACTACATTGTCTGGAAAACCTTCTTGCTGCGGAACATCCAGTAAATCTTGCCTGTACTGTGTCCATTCCGCTTGTTTT